GGATCATTTAAGATTCCTCATCCAGTAGCTGGGTTATCTACTACCAAGCATTTGGTTCATTCATTCCTTGAAGGTCCGCAGATGGATCTTATTTATCGGGGTAAGATTGATTTAGTTGGTGGTACTGCTACAGTTAATATTGACACAAAATCAGGAATGACTGAAGGAACATTTGTTTTATTAAATAGAGATGTTCAATGTTTCACCTCAAATGAAACAGGATGGACTGCTGTTAAGGGTTCTGTTTCTGGTAATATATTAACCATTACTGCACAGGATAATACTTGCACCGACACTATTTCTTGGATGGTTGTTGGTGAAAGACAAGATGATACTGTTAAGTCATTAGATATGACTGATAGTGAGGGCAACTTAATTGTTGAACCAGATCAACCAGCACCAGATACAAAACACTCTGATGTTCAAGCACAGTTATAGAGGTAAATAAATGGCTATTAATTTTCCAAACAGTCCTAACGTAAATGATACTCACACCGCAAATGATATAACATGGAAGTGGGATGGAACAACTTGGAAAGTTGGTATAACCACTATTAATGCTGCTACTATTCCAGGTATTAGCACAACAGGAACTTCATATTTTTATGATTTGGATGTTGCACATAATGTATCTGTAGGTTCTTCTGTAACTGCTTCTACTTTATTTGGTGATGGTTCAGGTATAACAAATATTGCAGGTACTCCTGGTCCTGCTGGTGCTCCTGGTGCTGCTGGTCCTGCTGGTGCTGCTGGTCCAATTGGTCCTTCTGGTTCTCCAGGTACTCCAGGTCAAGATGGTCCTACTGGTGCTGATGGTCCTACTGGTCCTACTGGTCCTACTGGTCCTTCTGGTGGTCCTCCAGGTCCTACAGGTCAAACTGGTCCTATAGGTCCTGCTGGTGGACAAGGTGCAGATGGTCCTCCAGGTCCTCCAGGTGCTGCACCTTCTACTACACAAATTATTCCTTCAGCGTATGCTTATGTAAACACTAATAATGCTGGTAACGGAACTAATATGTCGTGGGGTGCATATAGTAGTAATGGTGATATGGATTTTACTTTTAATAGTGTTTTAAGTGATTCAAATTATTATGTTCTAGCAGAGAGAGAACAGTATGATACTCATACTGTAAGTATAACCAATAAAACAGCATCAGGATTTAGAGCAACATGGTTAGATAATTCAGGAACAAGTCCATTAGCACCTGCTACTTTTGGTGGTGTTCTTATAGTATATGAATCTACACCTACAAAAATTATTGGTGGAGATGGACCTCCAGGTCCTCCAGGCCCTGCTGGTGGTCCTCCAGGTCCTACTGGTCCTGATGGTGCTGATGGAATTGATGGAACTAATGGTACTCCTGGTACTCCTGGTACTCCTGGTCCTGCAGGTCCTCCTGGTCCTCCTGGATCTGGTGGTGGTTCTGGTGGAACAACTGGAAGTGGGCAATGGGTTGCTGGATCTGGAACTGCTGAGAATATAGACAGTATCTCAGTATCTAATGTTACTGCTGAATACTTATTATATTTTTATGATTCTGGTACTACTAGTAGGCAGTCACAGAAAGTTATTTTAATGAATGATGGATCTACAGCATATTCTCAGGAGTATGGAGTTGTGTTTGATAGTGATTTAATTGTTAATGTTGGCGTAACAATTAGTGGTGGTAATATGATACTACAAGCAACTCCAGATGGGTCTGGGTATAATGGTAATACTATTGAATATAAATGGTTGCGAAATGAACTATCATGATTTCTACATCTATTGATGCTAATACTGGTAGAGTTATTGTTACTACAGGTGACAATGATGTTCAACCATATACTGTTTGTGTAAAGGATCCTTCTGATTGGGTGGAGATACACGATTATATTATTAATGAAAATGAAATAGACAATATACCAAATAGAAGAATAGACTGTACTTCCGAGATGCAGTGTTCTACTAAAAGGAGTGTTTATGAAATATCTCCACTTGAAGCTGATGTTTTAAAAAATCATCCTAAGATTGATTGGGTAGAAAGATCTACTTTGTTTAATGAAGTACCTTTAAAACAAAGGGTTTATGATCAGGAATTTGATAGTCATCTTATGACTAATAGATATAAGTTCCTATGTCAGAATAGAAGATTATCAGTATCGGGTGGTGGCAATCCAGGTACTTCAGCACTTGATTTTACTCAGTGGGGTATTCATCGTCATTCTTCAAGAACAAATAATTTTAATGCTAATACTATAGTATCGTCAGATACTCAATATACTTTAACTGGAAAGAATGTTGATGTTGTTATAATGGATACTGGTTGTCGTTGGGATCATCCAGAATTTTTATTGGGAAAAATAACTCAAGTTCAAAATAATCTTGCTTGTGAAAGTGAAACTAGAGTTAGAGATATATTGATTCATGGTGCATCTGAATATGGTATTAATTGGTCTTCCTATGGATTAGCTGCTGCTGGATCAGGAGCATTGGGTAATTATAAAGTTCAATCTGCATTATTACACGATAAAGGATATCCTTCTTATCCATATAGTATTAGTTGGCACGGTAGTCACGTTGCTGGAACTGCTGCTGGTAATCAATTTGGTCATGCGTTTGAATCTAATATATGGTCTATTGCTTGTGTTGATAGAGGTGATTGTGGGTGGTCAAATCCTGCGGATGGTTTTGATTATATTAGAATATGGCATAAAAATAAACCAATTAATCCAGAAACTGGAAGAAGAAATCCTACTGTAGTTAATGGTAGTTGGGGATTTAGACAATTCATTGATTCTACTTCAGCTTTTACGGCAACATATAGAGGTACTCAAGTTGATCAAACGCAGGTAAGTAGTAGCGTTGCACCAGCTATAAATTACATGTCAATGTTAAATGAGGGTTATAGACAATTTACTGCTACACAAATAGCTGGTCAGGAAGAAGCAAATGAAGCTTTCAATGATCCTGATTGTCAAGATATTGTATGGTGTTTCGCTGCAGGTAATTCTGACGATAAGCAAGATTATATGCAAGGTGAGGATTATGAAAATGAATTCTTAACTGGTACTTTTTATTACAGTCAAGCTGCTTATGATAGTCATTATAATAGATCAGGAACACCTTCTGTAACTAAACAGGGTCAACCTGATGCTGCCATAGTTGTTGGTTCTATAGACTCTGCAAGGCAGACAGGATCTCAAGAAAGATCTTCTAGTTTTAGTTGTAGGGGACCAAATATTGATGTATGGGCTGGAGGATCACATATTCTCAGTCCATATAATGTTGGTTATGCTGATCCAAGAAATCCTAATTTTGATAATTATGCTATAAGTGGAACTAGTATGGCAACACCTCAAGTATGTGGTGTGATGGCATTGTATATGGAGTCGCAACCAAATGCAACTAGAGTAGATGCTAGGAATTGGTTATTGACTCATGGTTCTGTAGAAGTTGATGCCTCGGAATTTTATGACCCTTATCAAGATAGTACTAGTTCAAATTATTGGAGTAGTACATATGGTTTGAGAAGTTCTCCAAGAAGAATATTATATAATCCTTTCTGCAATAATGGGAAAGCATCTATGGTTGGTGTAAGTCTTGAGGGGGTTTCTGTATCTAATGGGTAGATTTATAGGATTAGCGATTAAAAGAGATTATTCTGGAAGTATATACAGTAACGGTGGTGGTGGTAGTGGAACCATAGTAAAAACATCTGCATATGACAGATCTTCTGGTATAACAACTGACAGTAATAATAATGTAACAGCAATTACATTAGGTGATAATTCTTATAGGTACATTTATTATAACGCTGTTGGATTAATAACTGGATTTACTGAGGATATTGGTAATGATAGTAAGGGATGGAAATTAGAATATAATTCTCACAATTTAGTTACAAATATAACTGAACAAAATCCAACAATGGATCCTGGTTATAGTATTAATTCAAATGGATCTGTGGATGAGGGTTCAAATATAACCATTAATTTTGAGACTGTAGGAGTTATTCTTGGGGACACATATTATTGGACGATTGAAACTAATACTGGTGATTTTGCCACTACTAGTGGATCTTTTACCCACAGTAGTAACCCAATAGGATTTGTTGTACAACCAACAGAAGATTTTACGGCAGAAGGAGCAGAAATATTTACGGTTGCAGTACGATCAGGTTCTACATCAGGAACTATCTTGGCAACAAGTTCTAATATAACTATTAACGATACATCAGATGCACCACCACAGGGACAGCAATTATTCACTATAACAGGGGAAAATAATTGGATTGTTCCTGCTGGAGTATCAGCAATATCAGGAGCTTGTATTTCTGGTGGTACTAGTGGTGAAGCAGGTGATCTTAATGGAACTGATGGGCAAGGTGGT